CCAAAGCCAGTGATCTGGAATTGACCAGAAGTGGCTTGAATGGCGGTCAGGTAAGTGTTGGACAAACCTGTTTGGGTTGAGCCACCGGGCGAGGCAACAGTCCAATCACACTCTTCACCAACAGCCGTTTGAACGGTTGTGCCAGAGGAGGGGTAGTTGTACTGAACATCAAACAGTGTTACAGGATCATCATAGACCCATGCAGTGATCTCTGTACCAGTCGTGCCAGAAGGCCAGAAAGGAGAGATCGTTGGTTTACCAGAAGCGTCCAAATACTGTACACCTGCGAAGATGCCCAGCAAAGAAACGCCGTCTGTAGTACCTGAACGAGTGCCGTCCGAAGTACCTAGTTGAATTACACCGTTGTCGGTTAACTTAACGGGATCACCGCTAAAAATGTTAGCCGCATAGGTGCTCGCGATTACATAGGCTTTTGGGCGCATCTGACCACTGTTGTGGAAAGAAGCACGAAAGCCAAAGGGTGCGCTAGTCGATGACATATTGCTCCTAATGGATTAAAAGGTTTCGTCAGGAAAGATCAAAAAGAGCTTCCCGCTGTTGTCCTATTTCCAGATTGCCATCTCCCACAGACAGCTTTGACTTAGATGCACGGGCTTGTTGCTCGAGGAATTCTGCGGTGTCGGTCAATTTCTCTTCCTCACGCAGTGGCGCATCGTGGTGCGCTTCCTTCATGTACGCCTCATAAAGCGACATGGGGAGCTTGAAAGCAAGCATCTCGTTCACTCCAATGAATCCAGACCAGTCGCCAGTCTTGAGAGTTGCGTATTCCCAGCCCGGGATGTCCTCGGGCTTCAACGGCTCATATCCAAGACGGATGCGCATTTGTATAGAGTCACGGGGGTTAGTCGTGGTCAGCCAGCAACAGTGCCAGCCGGGGATTTTTGGCAGATCAGGCAATGAAGACTGAAAAAACTGCTGACGGAACATTTCAATCCGCTCATTCTCGGTCACCTCGCGATTTTCGGTTACAGCGCGATCTGTCATCGCACGCCCCACGCGATTCTCTCCAGCGGATTTCTTAATTCGTTCGTCGGTCATTACTCGCTCCTTTCAGCGATTGGAAAAATTATACGACTTATTTGTTAATTTGCAAATAAATCAAGATTTGTTGTTTCTATCATACTCTGCGTAGCGCTTTACATACTTCATGCGCAACACTGGGTCGTCCCAAACGCCTGCATCCACGAGGGCTTGCTTGCGGTCTGGGCTAATGTAAATCTCTTTACGAGTAGATGCTGGCGCATATTCACGACCTGACCCAACAGTGGGGCCACCTCGGGCAACACGCTCTTCACGGTCACCTCTAGCCGCTTTACCAAATTGCTCTGGCAATCGTTTAGCAACACGGGCACGCAACTCATCCCAGTAGTCTTCGCTTCTAGGATCGTGACCTTCCTTGTTCATGGCTTGGTCAATCGCTAAAACAATAGCTGATCGCTCATCACCACCTTGGGGGTCATACCACTTGTTCTCTTCTAAGAACTCTTTGGCATGCATCATCGCTCTGTCGTCCATAGCCTGTGGAGCTTGGGGAGGGCGCTGTGTAGCTTGCTGTTTGTGGTACTTGAGTTGGTTAGCCTTGGCAATAGCTTCGTCGCGGTAACGCATAGCCTTAGCTACATCTTCACCGTTACCAACCTCTACTGCTTTGGCAATGACTCGTTCTGCCATCTGAGCTTCGTTAACCGCTCTGGCAATCTGAGCATCAATCTGACCTAAGTCGCTTTGAAATGCTCGTTGTTCTTGAGCAGACATTCTGCGCTCAAGTTCATCATTGCGGTTACGGAGGAAGTCCAACTCCACTTTGTCGCGGGTGATGGCTTTGTCTCGGCGTTCTTTTCGCTCGAGTTTTTCAAGTCGTCTTCGCTCTCGGATTGCTTCTCGCTCAGAGTCATTACCATCATCTTCATTTCTGGCAACTCTATCGTCGCCACTGTCTTCATCGTCTTCTACGGGTTTATCCTCAACGATAACTATTTCTTCTATTTCGTTCTCAGGACGCTCGTCCGTTTCTTTCATTACTTCAGCCATGAATCATCTCCTTTCAGATGAATGCTCGAACAGCTAATGGATCGCCTTGAACGCGACCAATGATGTCCAAATCATTAAAAATAACAAATAGGGCTTTTTCACCAGTGGGTAGTTCTACTTCCCAGCGGTCACCGCCATACTTTGCGACACGAACAAAATCTCCGCCATTGCACCATGCACCTTCAGGCCAACTCGCCATCGTGTCTCGGTTCTTGAAAGCAAGTGGGCCAATTGCGATGACCTTTCCAACCTGTGTGTTCCACTTTTCAGTGTCACGAGAACCTGTGTCGATGATGATGCCACCTGCTGACTTTTGCATAGGGGTACGGATTTGGATCAGAACACGGCTTCCAAAAGGCTGAATGCCAGCTTCTACTGCTGGAAAAGCCTCTGCCAGTGCGTTCTCATAAGTCATTGTCACTATTTTTCTCCTCGTCTAGTAGTGAAAGTAGTACATTTACGGCGGCTTCGTAACCTGCTACGACTCCGACACGATACCCGTACTCGAAGGTATTGCGTTCTTGAGGACGCTTTAAGGCATCCAGCGCAAACTTCTGCTGGTCGGACTTGAGGCGGTTGAGCAGTTGCTCTGGAAAATTCACGCTGGAGTCTTGGGCGTGGTAGGTGCGCTAGGCAAGGTTTGACCGTTGAGCTTCTCGCCAGCCGCCATGCGGTGGTGTTGTTTGACGAAGCCGCCAGACATGGGAACTGTGCCAGTTTTTGGGGTATCAGACATGTGAGTCTCCTAAGTTAAGTTACAAATCAACGCGCCCCGGGGTTGATCCCCGTGCCCGTACTCACCGCAAACTTCTCCCCAGTCGCAAGCTCCGTTGCCGCAAGCCTCATCGCTGTGTCGTTGTCCGCAGTGTTCATGCGCTCTCGAGCATCCAACTCGACCAGCGTCCGTTCGTTCTCTGCCCTCTGGCGCATCTGCTCCTTCTGCAAGTCTTCTTGGCTCTTCTGCGCATCTGACTGCGCGTCGACCTGAAGTTTCTGCTGTTGCAGTTGCAGTTTTGCCTGCTCCATCTGGGCACGCTGTTGCATCGCCTGACCTTGAACCTGCGCGTTAAGTTGCGCAATCTCCATGGCTTTGTCCTGCATGACAGGTGGCTTAGGAATAAACTGCTGAGCGGCTTGGTCGATCTGTGCCAACTCTTGAGCAAAGCCACCAAGTTGTTGTTCAATGAACTGCTGGACTTGCAAGATCACTGCGACCTGCTCGTCTGCATCTTCTTGGATCAAGTCCTCACGCTGAGCCATGTCAACAGCGTTGTGTGCTTCGACAAGGTAGTAGTTCAGCAAGTGGTCGCGCAGGTGTGTAGCAATAGGAAGCATATATGTCCGTGCGATCACTGGGTTGCTACCAAACAAAGGGGACTTCAAGAACGCGAGATGGGTCTTGAGGTGAGCCATGTGGTCTTGCTTAGGCAATACGAAGACAGGGCGACCCATGGTGGCGGCTACATTTTCGCTGACGGGGTCGATGTCCTCAGAGCCGGGCTGTGCCTGCAACACCTCATCCGCACTGATCTTCAAATTGCGAAGGAACAACTCCTCCACCTTGCGCTGGTCATACATCTGGGGCATTACTGCCGCCCTCTGCATGATCGCCTGAATCTGTGCAAATCGTTGTGCTTCACTAAAGATTGCTGGATCACTGACAGGGATGATGTCCATCGGGCCATCAAAGTCAGAAGGCTCAATATCAAGCCCAGACTCGAGCGCCTCGACATCTTCATCTGTCATATAGGCAGAATTGATGCGGTGCAATATCTTGAACACACGCGCCATTGATGAATGCAGGCGTGAGTGGATAGATGAGAACACCACCATGCCCTGCTCGATAAGGGCTAGGGTTGTGCCTACAGGGGCGTTAGGGTTCTGGTCGCTCAGCTTCTCAAAGGAGGTCTGAACAACGCCCTTGCCTGCGTCCACCAAGAAGCCAAGCAACTGGAAGAGCACCGCAGAAGGTGGGTTGAAGGGCATGGGCATGGCGATCTTACGGACATCGTCCACGAGTGCACCGCCTTCCATCTCCACGACTTCGGTGGGCTGGAGGTTGATGGTTTGACCGCCGGGGCCGCCCTTGAGCTTCAGCAGTGTCGGAATGTTCTGTATGTGCGCACTATCCATCAGCGCTCGTAAAGCACCCGTAGCCGCACCACTCAAACCACCAATCATGTGTGTGAGGCCAATCGGGTATGCACCACGCCATGGCACGAACCCGAACTCCACAATCCAATCAAGCTCTTTGCGGTAAGTGTCGTCAGCTTCCCAGTTTCGGTATAGCGACAGCGCCAGCCCACTCGACTTGTCCACACTCAGGATGTACGGCTCAAGACCATCATCAAAGTCTAAGTAGGTGTAAATCTCAAAGATTGTGCGCAGTCCATCCTCGTTGTAAGAGGACTCTTTGCGACCTTCAATCTTGTCGTTTGCTTGGGTTGATTTGCTGTACTCAGGCTCACTAGCTGTGCCAACATCAACATCGCGGTACATGCCAGACTTGACCCTGCGCATGTATTCCATCTTGGTTACATACTGGACATGGGTCTTGCGTTCTGCGCTGTAGAAGTTAGTAGCGGCAAATGGCAGGTAGACATCGTCGATGGGGATGAACTCAGCCGCTGGTCTACGGTGCTGTGGGTTCCACATCATTTTGAGGTACTGACCACCACCTAATGGGAGTTGGGTGCTTAGTTGCTCGAGTTCGCCACGGAACTCGGTCATTTGCTCAGTGGTCTGCCAATTCATAAAGGCGGCTTTGCGCTCTGCCTTGTCGACTTTCTCTTTGTTTTTCTCGCCTTGAATCTTGCTTTTGACAGGGCCACTTGGAGGAAAAATCTCCTTCATGACTCGAGCGGAGAAGTCCACGCAGGCTTCAATGAGCATGGGGTGGACGACTTTGTTTGCGCCTGTGAACTGTGCACCGCCGGGGGCATCATCGCCCAAACCAGTACGCCGCAGTCCCTCTTCGTACTGCTTATCCCTCTTCGAGCGTGCTTCCTTGTCCTTGTCAATCTTCTCGAGCAAGTCCGTAGTCGCCTCGACCAGCATAGACTGGTCTACATCATCGACAATGTTTGCAAAGTGAGTTTGGTTCTTTTGTGCGTCTTCGTCATTCTCTCTTTCACGAATGATCGCACCACCATCTTCAGTATCTTCTACCTCTGAATAGTCCTCATCGACTTCAACAGTTTCGCCTTTATCTTCAGGGATCGTTAGGTCTTGGTTTTGTTCAGCCATACAGTTCCTCATATAGCGATGACGCTATTGTGTCGATTTCCTTTGGATTGTACTCGACAGCACCACCTTTGGCATAGAAGTCAGGTAAGTCTATAGGTGGACGCTCGATCAACAAGTTTTTAGGCAAAGAGTCGTCAAAGTATTTTTCAGGCTTGACTTTGTTTCCAGTCATAGCCAT